ATCTACCGCGCCCGCGCTGAAAACAGGCAAGTCATCGCCCAAAAAGTCGCGAACAAAACGCTTGACATCAAAACCGCGCAAGAAATTGCCAATTGCAGTGAGCGCACCCTGCGCCGTTACATGGCAAAAATCAAATGAGCCTTGCCAGTTACACCTTGAATCAAGGTCAGCAAGCACCTAAAGCCACAGGTTTCGGGGGTATGAGCCAAGAAGAATTGCTCAATGCAAGAGACGAAATCGACGAATTGCTGACGGAAACACGCCTAAAAGACGTAAATATCTCCAAAGAATTGCTACTTCAGCTCAAAAAAGCCAAGTTATTGCAGAAAAACACCGAAGAAGAGCAAGATGTGCCTGCAAACCAGCGTGCGCAAGTGCAAAACAGCCTCGGAACGGTGTTAACCAACCTTGCCAAGCACCAGCAAGCCACCTACACCGCCGAAAGGTTCAAGATGCTGGAAACCGCCGTCATCAAGTGTGTCAAAACCTTGCCAACCGAGGCGCAGGCTAAGTTCTTTGAGCTTTATATGAGCGAAGCAGAAATAGGGCTGTCTTAATGAGCTTCTTGGATGACCACTTCGCTAGGCTGAAGACCGCCGTAGATGAGTCTTACGACTTGTCGCAGATTCCTCGTTGGATTACAGATAATACCTACCTGAAGGGTCAGAAATACTCGTTCAAAGACCATGAATTTCAAGAAAGGGTCTTGAGCGACACGTCAAGAATCGTCAACGTCTCTAAGCTGGCTCAAGTCGGTCTGTCGGAGGCGATGGCCCGCTGGCTATTAGGCGTTTCTGAAGTGTTTCCAGGCTTTGGTGTCATTTACACGATGCCATTCTCAGGGGACGCCGAAGGGTTCTGCCGCACTAGGATTGACCCTATCATTGCCAGCAGCCCACGCCTAAAGGCAGCTCTTAATCCAAAGCTGAATAACGCAGAGGTCAAGCAGCTGAACGACTCGCTTCTCTACTTCAGAGGCACTAACGGCAAAACACAGGCAATTTCGACGCCAGCCGATGCCATTTTGTCAGACGAGATTGATAGGTCTGACCCAGACATTTTGAAGCAATTTACCTCAAGGTTGAAACACAGTTCCTACGCCTTGAGACGAAATTTCAGCACACCGACAATACCTGGGTGGGGGATTTCGCAGGAGATGGAAACGTCTCGAAGATTTAGAAATCTCTGCAAGTGCTGCCATTGCAATAATTGGTTTCTTCCGAGCTACTTCGACCACGTTAAGATTCCAGGCTACACACGAAGTCTGCGTGAGCTTAACAAAGGAAATATTCATCACACGCGCTATCTTGAGGCTGCATTAATTTGCCCGCACTGCGGAAAGGTTCCGTCACTACAGCCAGAGCATCGCCAATGGGTACAAGAGAACCCTAACGACGCCTACGAGGCTGTAGGTTATTACATCAGCCCGTTTGACGCCCCAGCTTTCAATACCCCGGCTAAACTGACATTTGCGAGCACTGAATACGGGAAGTACTCCGAGTTCCTCAATCAAGAGCTAGGACTCACTAGCGAAGATAGCTCAGAAGCCTTGACGTTGCAAGACTTGAACGACGCTAAAACCAGCACCGATCTTTTTAACTCAAACCCGCACTGCCTGGGCATTGACATGGGCCTGACTTGCCATATCACTGTTGGTCGTCTGGATTTCGCTGGTACGTTATTCGTTGTTCACAGGCAGGAAACTCTAATCGGTGACCTTGAAGAAACTGTAGTTACTCTAAAGAAAAAATTCAAGATCATCAACACCGTCGTTGACGCTATGCCGTACACAGATACGGTGATACGGATGCAGCGAAAAGACAAGAGTATTTACGGCGCGTCGTACAATACGTCAAAAAACTCGCCAATCTTTGAAATTAAGAAACACGACGGCGACGAAAAAAGCGGCAAAATGCCAATAAACTTGGCAAAGATCAGGAACGACGAGGGTTTCGATCAGCTTCTCGGTCTGTTCAAGGCCAAGGAGATAAAGATATTTATCCAAGATCAGGTGCTAGACGAGACGGCTGACCGCCACTACCTAGACATGCTTCGAGTACAGCTTTACGACGAGAATAGAGATTTTTCCTACAAGTGGAAAAAGTCGAAAGTCGCGCAAGACCATTTCTGGCATTCGCTCCTCTACTTGCTGGCCGCTTGTCGGTTGAGAGGGGCCTCGGTAGCAGGCTCGCTAGCTTTAGGTATGCCTGTTAGGGTGGTCAGAGCGATTCAGAGGTGACCCGGAAGGGGTGATATTTGATTTCAGCGGCTTTTCTGGCAGCTATCGCGTCTGCAATGTTGTTGAAGAAGCCTAGGCGTATTCTTTCTCTGTGTAAGGTAATCCTAGCCTGCCATTTACCATTGGCTTCCGACCAATTAACGCCTTTGGCACCTGATTTATTCTTGGAATTTATCTTAGCGTTTTGTAGGTTCTCACTGCAGGAAAGCTTTCGTAAATTGCACAGTCTGTTGTTTAGCTTGTCTCTGTCTATGTGGTCAATGTGCTCACTGACGCAAGGTGCGCCGTCAGAGAAGTACATCGCAAGCCTGTGGGCCTTATGCAGCACACCGTCTAACCTTATTGCCAAATATCCTTTAGAGCATACACCGCCCGCAACATTCCCTGATCTGGCTCTCCGCCCTAAGTTAACTTTCCAAGTAAAAACGCCAGTCTGAGGGTTGTAGTCCAAAACCTCTCTCAATCTTTCGACAGAGAGCTTTGACGTGGTAAAATAACGCTTGCTCATGTGCCTGCTCCTTAATAGCATTAATGTGGGAAGTTGGTCACCAAGCCTGCAAGCTTGGTGACCTGCGCAAATGTTAGCACAAATCTAGCCCGACCTAGGTTAGAATCGCGGACATGCTCGACACCCTAAAATCAAAACTCAAGGCCGCAGTCCAAAAAGCGACAGGGAAAAGTCAGCTTCAAGAACAGCCTATCCCTAAGATAACAGCGAAACTCCAGCAATCATTTCCGGCCTACGTCACTTCAACCGCCACATCAACGGCAGCCGTCACAAAAAATGACGTCAACATCGCCAACCTTGACCTAACGGCAAACTACCGATTCGGTGCGTCAACAGCCGAGGTCGTCCGTAATCTAGCAAAAGTAAATCCCGACCTTGCAGGCGCTGTGTCAGCTCATTTAAGAATTGGCATCCCCGAAAAATACTGCGCTTTCGCCTACAACCCCGACGGAAGCTTTAACGTCGAAGCGACAAGGCTCGCCCTCTCCCTGCTTGCCAGATGGCAAACATCGCCGGATTATTCAGTAGGATTTAGCCAAACTGACAGTCTAAGAAGCGTTTTCGAGGCTCTAGGCAAGGAAGGCATCCTGTACGGCGGGATGCTTGTCGAGCTGGTTCTGGATAAGCAACGTCTGCCGAGTTACTTGCAGCCCATCCACGTCCCGCAAATAAAATGGTTTCAAGATGATAAGGGATTACGCCCAGTCCAAGTAGTTGGAGGGGTAGATGTAGATTTAGATTTCCCAACAGTCATGTACGTGGCAATTGACCCCGTGCTCACCGACCCGTACCCGCAGTCACCTATTGAGTCGGCCATCCAGCCCGTCTTGGCGAGTATGCAGTTCCTCAATGACTTGCGGAGGGTGTGCGCGAGGCATACCTATCCGAGATACGATGTCAGCCTCGACGAAGAAAAGCTCAAAGCATCCATACCCCTCGAAATTCAAGCCGACAACGAGAAGCTGGCGACCTACATCAACAGTGTATTCGCTTCAGTGGAGCAGATGATTAACGAGCTAGGTGTCGAGCAGGCTTTGGTACACTTCGATTTCGTCAAAGTCGCCTACGTAGGCGGCGGCTCCACCGACGTTCCCGACACGTTCGAGACCGTAAAGTCAATTCACGACGCCAAGATCGCTACAGGGGCCAAGTCGATGCCCGCGATTCTCGGCCACGGCGCAGGCTCCCAAAATATCGCCTCCACCGAAACCATGCTTGCCTTGATGACGGACAACTCCCTCATCCGGCTTAAGCTGATGGAGCTGATGAGCCGTTCTCTGACGATGGCTTGTAGACTCTTCGGCCAAGACGTGACTGTCAATTTCGAGTTCGACACCATCGACTTGAGGCCGGATGCCGAGCTGGAAGCCTTTAAGACAATGAAAGAAAGCCGGATTATGAATCAGCTCTCGTTCGGTTTTATCACTGACGAAGAAGCCTGCCTCCGGTTGACAGGCCGCTTGCCGCCACCAGGATTAACACCACTGTCCGGGACAAGATTCCGTGACCTCAAATCCGACATAGGCAGCAACCCTTACAGCGGCAGCAACGCAGGCGGCGGGCAGTCAGGCGGCGGAGCGGCCACCCAATCCCGAGCGCCAAGCACACCGACAAAGCCGGGAGGAAGCAACAAATGAGCTGCGCCGGAACGTACAATTTCTGCTTCAAGAAGGGTTTCACCCTAAACCTCGCTTGGAAAGACTCGCTTGGGGTGTTGGTCAACACGAGTGGCTACACGGCCAAGCTCACCGTTAGAAACTTGCCTACCTCGACTACGAGATTCGCCTTAGAGCTGACAACAACCAACTCTAAAATCACTTTAGGCGGCTTGACACACAACGTCATCGCTAAAGCCCCAGCCTCCGACACCCTAGCCATGCCGCCCGGAAACTATGCTTACGACCTTGAGTTGATAGCTGGGACAGGGGAAATCACACCCCTCTTGACAGGCATCGTGACCAAAGAGCCAAGCGCGGTGGTTCCATGAGTCAAGTCATAGTTACTTTAACGCCGCCGCCGACAGTCATCGTTGACTTTACTGGCGTTACAGTAGTCAGCGTCGGAACTCAGGGGCCGACAGGAGCAACAGGGCCGTCCGGAAGCTCGGCACCACCCGTTAATTTTTCCTTCGGTGATGCAAGCCCGATGGTTATCAGCACCGGGCAGCCTGCCCAAGTTATCTTGCAAATCACGGTCAACATTGTCGCAGCGTTCAACGGAGCGGGCGCCACCTTGAGCATAGGCACTTCAGCCTCCCCGTCTCTGTACGTGACCGCACAGCAAGTAGACCTTGCCACAGAGACTGAGTTTGAAGTCACTGTAGGCAAGAGCATCGCGGCAAACACAGACATCATCGCCACCATCACACCCGGAACCGGGGCAACAGCAGGCGCAGGCTGGATATTGGTAGATCGAGTGGCTGTTTAATTTTTGGGATTTGACTTACAATCCTTGAAAATTAACTGGAGAATCACATGGCAGGTCGCTTTCTGGACGTACTTGGTACGACATACAACAAACTTCAACTGGGAATCGACGCTGCTGCTCTGAACATCAAAGCCGTCAGCAACAAAGTCCGTGCCCGAAACAAGGCGGACTCAGCTGACGCTCCGCTGGTGGGCAGCGTCATCGCCGCTTCCGGCGACTTTCTGGAGC